GAGCACTCATACCAATCCTCGCTTTCCGCCAGCTTGACAAGGGGCTTTTCAGCAAAAACAATCCGCTCTGCCTTGTCGATCAGATCCGATGCCGACCCATCCGGCTGAACGATTTCGGCATATATATCGTCGGTGTTTTTGTTGACCGCCATAAACAGACAGCGACCAATCCCGCTCATATGCATGCCGACCTGAACCTGCGCCCAATAGACCGGCTTGGCCTTCTTCAAGCCATTCTGCGCCATCAGCTTGAAGGCCTTATCGTTCATCGTTTTGAACTCTAGCGTCATCACGTCCGATTGATCTGGCATGTCGCATACGCCATCGAGGCTCAACCCGAAGTGCCCGCCGAACCGTTCAAATCGCCACTGCTGGCCGCTTACCTCATCGCGCTCATATACGGTCGCGCCGACCCGGCGCAAATCCTCCACTAACCGCACCTCCTCTCGATGGCCGGTGTCAAACAGGCGCAGCAGCCGCCCATCAAACGTTGCGTGATCCGCCCAATGGAATTGATACCACAAGGCGCGCTCGCAACTGTTACCGATCTGGCTAGCTCCCAGGTGCGGGCGGTGCGGATAGCCGCGTAGGGCTTGATAGCTGCGATAGATTTCGTCGATCAATTGCATGGTGTGTTACCGGCTCTAGGACAAGCATCCTTGCCTTACGATATGGCTAAGGCAAGGATACTGACCTAGGTTTGCCTTACCTCTTCCATGGCGGGGTTGACGTTGCCTTGGGCGTAGGAGGCGCTACAGCCGGGCCATCACACGCAGCGTATTCGTTAATGCGGTTGCTTGCCTCGTACCCATCGCGCGCCGGCTTGATCGCAACCTTGACCATCAGCGGCTTGTCACACAGATCGCTCAATGCGCGCGGGGTCGGCGTATGGATCGCCCGACACAATGAGCCAAGCTGGCGGGTCGCAATGTCCTTGGCCGTCTGGTTCTCGTTGTCGGTGTTGAGGTTTTCGAAGATGCGCCGACCGGCATACTCACCCTCAATCACCTCGATCTCAAGCCGGATGTAGCTGCCCGTCTGTGCCTTTGTCGGGCGCTCTTCGGCTTGGGCGATAACCACCTTGTACCAGTTCGCCGGGATCGGCTCATAGCTCTTTGGCGCTTCGATGTTGCGGGCGTCGAAATTAGAGAAGTCCATTCTGTGATCCTTACTTTGCTGCGAATTGTTCAAACGGATTGCCGGCGGTAAAGCTGAAATCCAACGGGCCGGTGATGTTGAAACGGTTTTTCGTGGTGCTCGATGCCTGCGGAAAACAGATGATCTCGCGATCGCCTGTCGATATCGCCCGCTTGCGTTCGCCGTCGCCACGAACAAACGTCTTGAGCCGGATTTGTGCAACCAGGTCTACGTTGTCGGTGTAGTGCGGCAGCGATTTCTTATGCATTCGGATCGTGTACCGGGCATAGGCGTCCATGTCCGGCAGTTCCAGCGTTTCCGTATCGCTGTGGGCAATGAAGATCACGTTCATCCCGCGATCGTAGGCCAGCGAACCAGCCCATTCGCGCACCATGCGATGCCGCTCAGCCGACGCGCCATATCCCGCACCATAACCGCCATTCGCTTGTGCAATGCTCTTCGCCTTCGGATCGGCCTCGACAATTTCATGGTCGATCATGGTCGCGAGTTGCGTGATCGAATCGAGCACTACGGTCTTGTACCCATGGTCTTGTCGCGCCAGTGCCTCGATGGCGTCGAGCACGTCTTGGCTGCTAGTCGCAATCGGGAACAATGCGACATCTTCATTGCCCGCTAGCGAGGCGGTGCCGTCTTCCGTGCGGATGAAAACCGGCTTCGGAAACATCGCCGCGAGCGTTGTCTTGCCCATGCCGCCTTCGCCGAACACGGTCGCAATGATGGGCCGCTGCCCTGTCGGTTTGCTTAGCGTGTTGAGATCAATCGCCATTCTTCGTCACCTTCACTCCCAGCTTGCCCGGCTTGGTTTCAAACGCGCGGGCGATCTTGCTCCAGATTTCCGGCTCATTGTACTGGACGTACTTGACGCCGGTGGCGTCAACTTCCAGCTTCAGCTTGACCGGCCTCAGGCTTTCCGGGCATAGGCTCGCGACCTGCCGCCATGTTGCCTCGTCAATCTTGCGGTAAACCGGCTGTGTCAGCGTCACCTTGTATTCGCCGACCGTATGCGTGACGGCACCTTCTGCCTTGCGTTCGAACGCCAAGGCAATCTGATCCTCGATCCCAAGCCTTTCCGCGTTCGCTTCGTCCTCTGCCTGCTTCGCATTCATCCACGCTTGCAACAGCGCTTCGACATTGCTTCCGTTCAATTCGCTTCTCCGTTTTTTCTACGCCTTGACCGTATGCCGTGTTGGGGCGTATTGTCAACACCGCTTTTCAACCGAGGCAAACCGAATGAAAACAGCCGACGCAATCGCCGCATTCGGCGGCATTTACAATCTGGCCGTTGCGCTGAGAATCTACCCGCAAGCTATCTATCAATGGGGCGAATACGTGCCTGAGTTGCGCCGCTATCAAATCGAGGCACTGCTAAAGGATCGGGAGGCGAAGTGAGATATGGAAGCCTATTCTCAGGCATAGAGGCGGCAACAGCCGCATGGCACGGCTTTGGCTGGCAGCCGCAATTCTTCGCTGAGATTGAGCCGTTCCCATGCTCTGTCTTAGCGCATCATTATCCGCATGTTCCCAACCACGGGGACGTGTCCAAGTTCCAGGAGTGGCCAGACCATGCAATTGACGTTCTTGTTGGAGGAAGCCCCTGCCAGTCCTTCAGTGTCGCAGGATTGCGTAAAGGATTGGCTGACCCGCGCGGCAACCTCATGCTCACATATCTGGCCATCGTTGCACGATATCGCCCCAAGTGGATGGTCTGGGAGAATGTCCCCGGCGTCCTGTCATCAAACGGCGGACGGGATTTTGGAACCTTCCTCGGGGCATTGGGGCAACTCGGGTATGGGTTCGCATACCGAGTGCTTGACGCTCAATACGCCAGAGTGGGCGACTTCCCCCACGCTGTTCCACAGCGCCGCCGTCGTGTGTTCGTTGTCGGATATCTTGGAGACTGGCGACGTGCCGCAGCGGTACTATTTGACGGCCAAAGCCTGCGCGGGGATTCTCCGCCGAGCCGAGAAGCGCGGCAAGGACTTGCCGCCGATGTTGTCTCAAGCCTTACGGCAAGTGGCCGGGGAGTTGAACGAACAGGCGAAACCCGCGGTCAAGACCCCGTTGTTGCCATCGCATCAACCGGCGATGTAGCCCATTGCCTGAACGCCGGTGGCATGGGGCGGCAGGAATACGAAACTGAAACGATGGTTGCCCACGCGCAGCCGATTGCGTTTTCAGGAAAAGACTACGGCGCCGACGCTGGAGATATATCGCCAACGTTGCGGTCGATGGCACACGATGGAAGCCATGCTAACGGTGGTCGGCAGTTAGCCGTTGCCTTCGACATGCGGGGCAGGGATGGCGGTGCCCAATTCGAGGGACCGCACGACACCGCGAACATTCGCGCCGCAACTGGTGGCAGTTCTCGCAGCTACGTCGCATCATGGGCCGTTCGTCGCCTTACACCCACTGAGTGCGAGCGCCTACAGGGATTTCCTGACAACTACACGCAAGTGACGCATCGTAAAAAGCCCGCAGCTGATGGACCACGCTATAAGGCGCTCGGCAACAGCATGGCGGTCAACGTCATGCAATGGATCGGCGAGCGCATAAAATTAGTTGAGGAGCAACTATGACCAAATCAGCAGCCGATCACGCGCGCAGATATACCGAGTTAGGATGGGCGCTAGTCGCCATACCTGCCGGCAAAAAAGGCCCGACAACGCTAGGCTGGCAACTGCCAGAACGGGCCATATCAACGCCGGAAGCTGCGCAACTCTATTGGGAGCGCAACCCGACGCACAACATGGGCCTGTTGCACTCGGCATCCGGCACATGCTCGATCGACATTGATCACCTCGAGCACGCGCGGTTCATCTTCGCGCAGCTCGGCGTTGACCTGGATGCAATCCTAGCCGCTGCTCCGCGCATTGTCGGGCGACCGGGCCGGGCAAAGGCCATCTTTCGTGCTCCATCCAATATCAAAGCCACGCATAAGCTGGCATGGCCGGTAAAAGATCAGCCGGGCAAATCCGAAGTGATCTTCGAGCTTCGGGCCGGTGCGGTTCAGGACGTGTTGCCGCCATCGATGCATCCCGACACCGGAAGCCCATACGAATGGGCCGGAATGTCGTATGAGGATTTGCCGGCATTGCCGGATGCGCTGCGGATCATCTGGGAACAGTGGGATCGGTTCCGCCCGCAGTTCCAGGATATGTGTCCGTGGGCGGTTAAAAAGGAAACGTTCCGCCCGCCACGCCAACGCCCAAAGAACGCCACTACCAGCGTTATCGATCAGTTCAACGCGGCAAACGACATCGAGGATCTGCTAGCCGAGTACCATTACAAACGGGTTGCGCCGCGCCGATACCTGTCGCCAAACAGCGGCACCGGCCTCGCTGGCGTTGTCATATTCGACGACGGCAACGCCTACAGCCACCACGCTTCCGATCCGTTTGATAATGCGCACTCATTCGACTGCTTCGAGCTATTCGCGCAGTACGAATTTAGCGGCGACATATCCAAGGCGGTCAAGGCCGCTGCCGAGCGCCTCAACCTGGTCGCGGCACCCGCGTACGTGGATGACACAGAGGCCGATGCAATCGGCAAGGGCGCTATCGCCAGCCTGAAGCCCAGCACGGTGCCCAAAGGACCGCTCGACCATATCCCAGAGCACCTGCTGTCGGTGCCTGGCGTGTTGCAGGATGTGGTTAACTATTACGCCATCACCGCCGCAAAAGAGCAGCCGCAATTCGCCGTGCAAACGGCGCTGGCGTTCGGCTCGATCGTCATGGGCCGTCGATGGGTCACGGATCAGCGCAACTATGCGGGGCTGTATTTTGTCAACGTGGGCAAAAGCGCGACCGGCAAGGAGCACGCCAAAACCGTGCTTGAGCGGCTGCTAGAGGACGCGCAGCTAGATAGGCGGATCGGCCCTAGCGGCTACACCAGCGCCAGCGGTGTTATGTCAGCGCTGCTAACTCAGCCGACCCACATTGCCATCATCGACGAGCTGGGCCGCG